ACCACGGCTTGATTGAGAGCCGGACCCATATTCGGCCCATAAGTGTTCAGCGGGCCTTCGTGAACCGTAACACCCGACACCAGCGTGGGACGCCCGATACCGTACAGCCCTTGCGCCACCCAATCCAGCAACGGGCCTGCAATGGGTGTGCCGGTGTAGATCGGCAGGCCGATGGTGTTGAACCAATTAATAATCTGCTGCGACTGATCATTGTAGGCATCTACGAACGCCTGCAAATCATCGTCATTATTATACTGAAGATATAGATAACTCGGGATAGTTTGAGTGATCATCCCTGCGTCACCGTGACAGAGCCGGCGGCAGCCTGGAAATAGCTCTCCGGGTCACCAGCGATAATACCAGTTCCCGAGGATGGTGACACGCCAATCCCATTGATATCCACGGTGAATACCATGCGAGTCAACAGCGCGGGCGGGATCAAGCTGGCAATGGCGTTCTGAAACGTCACTTGAAGTTCAAATAAATTCATCGGAGCGCCAACGGGAATCGCGTTGACATAGGCGATCAGCGCCGCCGCGCCGAGCTGCGTCACCGCCGCTTGCTGTGTAAAGCTGGATACTGACGTGTTCCATGTCACCGTCATCGTCACCGATTGCTGCGGCGGATTGACGAAAGGAATCGTGTATGTGTCGGGCGTATCGATGATTGTGGCGGACAGATTGCGCGGGTTGGGGGTCACCACACCGCCACTAATATACGTGGCAAATGAACTGGTATTCACACCGACACTAAACGTCTTCTGATCGATCACGGCGATGGTGTATGAACCATTCCAAGCCGATACGGTCGAACCCGCCACGGTGATAACTGCCCCCGTGGTTAAACCGTGATTCAGAGTCGTCGTGACCACGCCGGGATTAGCCTTGGTGAATCCCGAAATGCTCATCACCGAGCCCGTCAGCACCGACACATCGAACAGCGCTGAATAGATGGCATATGCCACCTGATAGGGATCACCACCACCGCAAATCACTTCCCAGCCGGGCGACTGCTGCCGCACTGATACAAGCCGTGACTGGACGCCCGGAACAGCATTGAGGAGGGTCTTTAGATATGTCGCCATGCCTTGCGACGCAGCGAGGCCGGCTTGCACGACAGCCGCGCGGTATTGAGCGTCAGTCTCGGGGGCGCTTGACGGCAAACCCGCCGCCGGATTGGTTACCGACAGCGTGATGGCTGTAGGCACCGACGTGATTAGCTGAGTGACCGAGTTCACGGGAACAGCCCATGTGCCGGATTTAGTCGCAACACAATATAGAGGTAGGGTGACGTTGCCCGTACCGATCACACCACCGTCTTGCACGACGTATTGATATGTACCATCCGAGACGGTAAAGCCTACGGGAATGCCGAAACCAGCCGGGCCGGTGAAAACGACATAGACTGAGGTATTCGATGCCGCACCGCGCGACACGCCGTAAACGGTGCCAAGCTGGTTAAGCAGGAATGGATTGGCGGCAACAGGTGAGACCGAGTTGACGAGGTCAACCATGGCCTGATTACTCAGCGAAATGGCTGCTACATCGGTGCTGCTGATGTCTTCAATCAACGATCCGGGCAGATTGGCCGTATAGCCGGGATTGGTAGCGGCCACTGTGGTCAACAACGTGTTCAGAATATCGGTCGGCGCGGTCGGCTGCGGACCTGCACTCGTCATAACCAAGGGGAAGTTAATGCTGGTGGTCATGCCGGGATATCCGCCGCAACTTTGACGCCTTGATTGGTCGTCGCGTTAATTCTGTACACTGGCTTGTCTTGGTTCGGCACTTTTGACAATAGTAGGCTTGCGAAGTGTGGTGCAAACTGCTGCTGCGTTAGCGTCACATAATAGTCGGGATAGATTTGCTGCACAATGGACGGATGCGCCGGAATACCCCAATTGGCCCAGAATGGCGATTCGCCCAAATTGAGCTTGAGACATTGAATGAGCGTCGTCACCCACACATAGTCATTGAAGCCGGCTGCGTCGGTTGTGACTTCGACCCAAGTCGTCTTGCCGTACTCGTCTGTGATCCGTCCGTAGGTTCTCATTTAATCCCCCTAAGGAGCAGGCAGGCCGGGAGGCGTCCAAGCATGGGTGTTGGTAGTCACGATGGCACCCGTGGTGTAATTGTCCACGGTGAAATTAGTGCCACCAGTATATGTCACACGTTGCCCGTAGCCGTTAACATCCCACGAATATGACTTAAGACCGCGCACAACGCAATTCCCAGCGCTATCCACGGTGATAGAAGCTTTGTTTGCCGTATCGCGCATGATGCCACCATCGGGGCCATATATCACCACAGCATTGGGATTTTCCGAGGTTGACCATTGTGTGCTGGCGACGGGGAAGAAGATTAGCGACGACAGATTGCCCGGAATAGCCATGGTAGCGACACCACCGCCAAGCCCACTAATGCCACCCAGATAAACGTCAATGGGTAGCACCACACCCTTGTCGCCCACTTGGGTCGGATAGCGGATATACTCAGGTCCAAACATGGGCACCGTCACCTGTGGCAATGACTGGACGCTATTCACCTCAAACTTAACCGTCACGATGCTGCCCATGACAGCCACCACAGAGCAAGGCAATGCGCGACCAAGTTGACTGATGGCAGCCCGCGCAGCCGTCTCGGCGATCTGGTTGAGCGAGCGAGCGAGAGGAAGCTTTTGACTGTTGTCACCCATCGCTACACCTTACCAAGTGACGTTGACGCATTAATGACCGTAACCCAACTTGCGGCGTCGGCCTGCCTAAAGTTACCGATGTGGTGGATCAGCGTCACTCTAAATTTTCCCTGGAATGCCGTCTTATAATCATTGCTGTTGGCAACAAGCCCGATGGTGGATTGTTGAGTCACCGTGGCAAGTGCGCCCTTGGGCATCAGAATGTAATCATTGATGCCGATATCGGCTCGCATGACACATTTGATCTGGATCACTCCCGAACTTATCCATGTGGGTTGACCAATCAAATCCTGAAATTGGACCTGAATTGGATTATCGTATGATCCCATCTCAGAGCGTGACGCGGGATTGTGGTTATCGAAAACGTGGATGGTGTTTTGATCGATAGTAATATCAACACCGTCATACCCTTCCGTCAGATATCCCGCTGTCTTCTGTTTCAACCACGATGCAAACTCATACAGCGAGTTCTTCACGTCAGGCTCATCGCGTGTTTGCACTAAGTCAGAACTGATATCTATCTTCTGATCTAAACCGGGGAATGCTGTCTTAAGTGTGGTTGATAACGCATCGGAAAGCGGCTGTCCGGCCTTCCAATCCAGCGACATGTTTATGGGTGCAGCGGGAGAACCAACAGGATAGGGTGATGATGTTACAAACAAATCAAGCGTCTGATCCACACCGACCCAGTTGCCGAACGCTTGATTGATGTAGCCCTTCAACACCGGCCCAGCTTGAAGCGGATTCGCCAGCGGTAGGCCCTTCATCATGCCGACTGAAAGCAGGATTTCATTACCCACAAGACTGGCGCTTTGAGAAATGTCTTGCAATCCGACACCCCAGACACGAATCCAAGCTGATTCGATGGGCATGGCATAGACGCCCTCAAAAAAATCAAGCTCAATATTGAGTGCATTAGGGTTTGTGTTGCCGTCCGGCAAAAGGCTTGTGTAGAAGAACGGATTGCCTGTAGCCGGATTGACCACGGGTTGACCTGCGTTGGGGCTGGGGATGGTGTTTCCCGTGCCGGGCTCGGTCGCTATGCCGCCGTAAGCATCCAGCTTTAACGACGGCTGAGTGATCATAATATTGTAGTATCTCATGGTGTCACTTCAAACTGAGATGTACTATCACGATAGACCAAAGTTGAAGTTGTGAAGTATCCCGCCACGAGGTTAAAATCGGTTCCCTGCGGACTGGCAATGAGAGGTGTGGACACCACTAGACCACCAGATAACGAATACACATTGATATACCAGCGCTGCCCGAACATATTCCATGTGGTCGTAACACTATACTGCTGCTTATCCAATGTCGGTAGAAATTGGAACGGCGGGGACTGGTTAGCTGCGGGAGTAAACG